AATTTTTATGTGTTAATTTTAAAGGCAGGAATTTCACCTGGGTTTATAATAATACTTGTTTTTTACAAGTAAATCAAGCCTATGTTGTTACTTCTCTAGGTTTAATTTCAAGCGCAGATAAGACTACATGTAGTCTATTAGCCGTTGCTGCGGTTACTTTTACTACTTCACTTTCTGCAACCACTAAAGGTTGAGATAGTAATTCGGTTGTTCCATTAGCAGATATAGATTTAGTCTTAAATAGGCTAAAAACAGCGTCATCTGTGTCAGTTATAGTAACTGTTATAGTATCAGCATTACCTGAATCTTCGGATACTAATATTGATTTTATAACAGCAGTTGTAGCTGTAGGTACAGTGTACAATGTAGTAGCACTATTACTAGTTAAATCCTTTTTTTTATTTACAAATGTATTAGCCAAAGAAATAAGCCTCCGCTTCTGCTTCTTCTTTTAAATCTTGTTGAAAAGAAGTGTTTAATTTTTGCACTATACTATCAACATCTCTTACAAATGATTGTTGTATTTGTTGATCGTATTTCTCTAGTGGTTGTGTTAATGATTGTACTATTCTAGCCATATATACTCCTTGGGTCTGTTTGGTATTGACTTATCAAATTATTCATTTGTGTCAAAGTATCCTGACCTCTTTCATTTAAAGATCCTTTATCTGCGTATCCTTGTAGTATCATTCTTTTTCTCATTATTTCAGCCATTTGATCTTGTTGACTTTGTGTTGGTTGAAATTTTTGTATACTTGCCTGTACTACATTTTCAGCATCTCCCCCTCTACCACCCATGGTAGGTTGGTTTTTAGTGGGAATACCAGAATATCCTGTTCCTAAATTTTTAAATGGATTAAAACCAAATAAAGATGCAATACCTAAAATAGGGTTAAGAAAACTTAATCCCATTTTATTAAGTGCAAAACTTGTAAGCATTTTTCCAGGGTTAAAGTATTGACCTAAACCTCCCATTTTATCTGCGAGACTACTAATTCCTGTTTTAGCTCCCGGTGCAAAACTTTTTAATCTACTTAAAAGACTTTTTTCTAAACCTGTTTCAGGGATAAAATTTTTTAAAGTTGATAAACCATAATCAATTAAACCTTGTCTACTAGTATCAGTTGTAGGTGTTTTTACTGTTAATCCTTTATCAATTGCATTTTGAATTTCTTCAAAATCATATCCTTTTCTACGCATTTCATCTATTAAATCGTAGTCTTGTGCTCTTTCAAAATCTTCAATTTTTTCTTTATCTTCTATAGTTCGTTCACCTTCTGGCACTAAAAAAGGATCTCGTCCAGGTTTTTCAAAATATCGTTCTAGATCTTCTCTTGGATCAACACCTTTAACTCCTCTCATACTTAAAGGAACTTTAACATCTCCAACCATTTCGTAAGGTTCTTCTTCTTTACCCGTATCTTTATGAATATTACGAGGTGGTGGTGTATATGTTTTTTTAGGTGTCACATCTCCAGGTACAACTTCTGAAATTGGATCTGGACTTTTGTAAGATACAGGAGATACAATAGTTGCAGGTTTTTTATCTCCTCCTGTTACAAAATCAGGTGCTCTTGTTGGTGTAGGTGCCGGTTTAGGTGCAGGTGCAGTGTATTGAGGTTGTCGTGCAAGTTCTCTTGCTCGACCTTCGCCGTTTCCGCCTCCGCCTCTGCTGCCACCGCTTGAACTTGTTCCTGGAGATTTTCCACCTGGTCCTCCCCATGCATAATTAATTCTTTTATCTATTGTCATTATCTTCTTCCATCCGCTTGTATATCTAATCTAAACGTACCTAATTTCCAATGTTGTTTTGTACTAGTGTTATCTACTTTTAAAGCAATAGCTCTTGCTCTTGCACGTGTGTCTATCTTAGTCGTTGTTGTTGAAGATGTAAAGGGTCCTAATGAAGAACTAGCTTCTGAATCTGTTGGATAGTTTTTCAAGTTTAATGTAACTCTTGCGTCTCCAGTTTGGGATAAAAAGTCTGGAAGTACTCTTCTAATTTTCATCATATAATCACCATCACCTCTTAAATCTGCCCCACCTTGTGTGGCTGCTATATCAAAATCTCCAGATTGAATACTTGCTGAAATACCAGTTCTTGTTCCTGCTTTAATTTGATCTTGTCCTGTTTCGTGTTCAAAGTAAGTTGTAACACCATCAGTATTTCCAACTGTTGCATCACTTGTAGCAGATGAATCATATTCAGTACCATGTGGTTTTCCAAATATTGATGAATCAAACCAAGATGATCTAGCAAGTGAACTTGTAGTCCATACTGGTCTCTCTGGTGTTGAATCCATGTAGTTATAAGTAACTGATCTATTGTTAGAAGCAGCTCCACTACCAGGATAAAACCAAGTTACTTCACCAAACAAATTATTTAACCCTGCATAAATATGATTTTTAGGAACTGTATTAAGATCATCATAAACATAGTCTTCAACTAAACATGGTAGTGATTCTAGTCTACCAGTGTATCTAAAAAAACCATTTTCTGACATCCAATAAGCAGAACCATCAACCTCAACTGCTGCATGTTTTCCAATTAATCCACAGTTAGTTCCAACTTGTTGAAACGAGAAAGTAAAAGGAGCACCAACAAATCTCATAATAAATAAAGATGTGTCAGTCCAAACATAAATTGCATCACGACCTCTTATAGCTGAAACGATCCGTGTTCCGTCGGCCAGTCTTTGTGTACCAGCAGTATTGATTGCACTAGGTGCATAAGAAGTTGTAGCATCAATTGATTCTTGATCCGAGAATCTAATAAACATATCATCTTGTGTTGATGTTGTACCAATTGTAGTCTCTGTTCCAAAAAATACTAAGTGACGATCCGGTGTAGATACTAAAGTTTGCACCGCTGCTGTTGGTGCATTAGAAATAATTGTTGCTCTAGTGGAAGTTGCACCAGATGCATCTGAGTCCCATGAAAAAGTCGCACTATCAACAATAGTTGCAATAAGTTTATTTCCATAATTGTCCAAGGACCATAGACCTGGAGCTGTTATAATATCACCTGTTTGCGATGCACCCCATTTTGTATATTCAGAAGCATCAGTTACGGTTGCTGCATCAGAATGTGATGCGGCTGTTGTGTTATCTGATCCTCTAGTTAATCCTCCTAAAGTTCCAGTACCTGTAGTGTTCGATGTGTAAGCAATTCTTTCATCATCTATTACAACAGTTCCTGAAGCTGGAAAAGCAGATGAATCATCTAATACAATACTTGATGAACCTGAAGTTAATGCACCATCTAAAGTTGATGTTGCTTCACCCGCAACAGTACCACCCCATAATCCTAAACCCCAACCAGCGGCTGATGCCTCAGTTGCAGGACCAATTGGATAATAATGTTGAACTCTTATTCCACCAGAAGTACTTGCTCCTGATCCAGATTCAGCTGATCCCATTTCAAGAGTAATTGTTGTTGAACTTGGAATTGATGTTACCATAAAAGTTTTATCATCAAAATCAGTAGAACTAAAATTAGAATCGGTAATAGCAGTAAAATTATCTAGATAAACAATATCATACTTAGAAATATTGTGAGCAGATGCAAACGTAATTGTAACTGTCGCGTCACCGTTTGTTGTTGTAAATGCATTTGTTAATGTTGTTGTAGCCTTAATAGGAGTTATATCATAAAAAGCTCCTCCAGAATATACGTATAACATTCTGTTTGTACCTAATGCAGCATACTTAATACCAGATGCATTAACAAAATGGTGAAGCGCCGTGTTTCTACCAGTTAAAGTAACGTCTCCTAACTGTGCCCAACCACCTATTTTTTCAGGTGAACCATATCTAAATCTTACATAATCACCACTAACCCATTGGCCTTCGCCACCAGTTGCTGTAACTTGTTTATTAAATCCAGGTTGAAATCTTAATTTTTGTAACATAATTATTCTGCGTTATTTGGCACTCCATTTGAATTTACTAGGGGACTCTCAGCAAACGCCATGTAAATAAAATTATTATCATCTCCGTTAACTTCGCTAGATGTTGATCTAATTTTCACCCCAGTGCTTAAAAAATCTACATCTTGACCACTTTGTTCAGCGGTTGCAGTATTAGCTTCTAAATATTGATCGTTTGCATTTCCACCACCACTGTCTGATCTTTTGTTATCATAAATGTTCCAATCTTTTGAACCATTTTTTTTCTTTGTCATAAACCAAGCTGGCTTAAAACCTAAATAGATATACGGGCCTGAGGCATTATTATTGCCTTCATATGTACCGAACTTGCTAAAACCTTGTTTTTCTGCGAAGCAATAAGCTATGTAAGTTCCACTATCTTGATTAACTCCAACAGTTGTTCCCAATGAAAAAACTGAAGTAGTTGGAGCAGTTGAGTTCCATGAAGTTGTTGCACCAGTTCCTGCAGCATCAGTTAAATCTAAATATATTACTCCTGTTGCACCATCTGTTCCGTCTAAATTTTTATTATATACCCACCAATCTCTTGATGCTGATGTTTGTTTAACAATTATCATAGCTGGTTTTGCTGACAAGGAGTGCGATATTGTTCTGTTACTTCCATTTCCTGTATAAGAAACTATATCAAACCCAGCATCAGCACTTTCTTTCCAAGCCCAGGCTACATAGGTTTCACTAGAGGCATTTATATTATTTACGTCATCACCAAGTGTAAAACCATCACTATCAAAACTTGCAAGATATGTAGTTTGTTCTCCACTTGTAGCTTCAGAATCAGTATCATTAGGAACAAGTGATCTATTAGCACCTCTTACAGAATCATATAAAAAGTGATTTCCAGAACCACTACGTCTTTTAAACCAGATCATATTTGCTTGCATATTTTCGCTACCATCAAAAGTTTGTGCATTGCTTGTTGTACCATCACCAGTATAAATTTTTGTTTGAAAATATAATTCTGGATTGTCTATTGTTGTATAAGCTGCCATTTATCCTCCATCACTTCCTAAATTTTTTGTGCATAACGCAAGATAGCCTGCTGGAACATCATATTCAAAATTTCCATAACCATTATCATCTGCATTGCCAGATGAAATTGCAAAAGCTGGAGAGCCAAAGTTCCAAAAAACTTTATTTGTATCTGCATTATCACAGTGTGTAAAAAAATAAGCACCTGCTGGTGTACCAGACGCTGCTGTTATAGTGTATGCAGCACCTGTCCCTGTGCCTCCAGAAGTAGGATCACCAGAGTCTTGAAAAGTTCCGTTTTTAGAAAAATATATTTTTAGGTTATCTAAATCTACTGCTATTCCAATAATATCTCCTGTTGAATAAGTATCTCCATAACTAGCAGCTGTATTATTATTACTTTTATTTCCATCTTGATCGTACACATATCCTGTTGCTGGTTTTCCTGGATTATCGTTGTCTACACTACTTATACCTACAATTCCAATTCTACAACTATCACTATTTGTTGAAACAAATTTTGCTTCTGCGTACCATTTTCCAGCAGTTATACCAAAATTAGATAAAGTTCCTCTTATTATATCTTGTTCAACTTGCAAATTTCCTTCTGAAAAAGTATAGGTCCCGCCTACTTTTTGATCCAAAGGATTCATAGTACAAAAATTATTTGTGCAAGTATCTAACATTTGGTCTGTTGCAGCTAGGTTAGCTTCTGTAAAATCTGTGCCCCCACTTACGTCGTTTCCAAGGTTACCACTAGCTTCAAAATCTAAATAAAAACCATTAGTACCGAACGTGAGTCCGCTGACATCTATGGGCTGCCATATATTAGGGCTGTCTTCATTAAATTCACCGAATGAAGTTGCGGCATAATCTGTTCCATCTATCCAAACTAACTCTGCCATATAACCATCATAATAATTACCTGAACCTCTTCTTCCTATATAGTCAGTTCCTGTTCCTGTATTTATTTGAAGACTTGCACTAGAGCCAATATTGGTTGAATTTGCAAAACTTGTTTCTCTAGATCCATTAATCCAAATCTGTTGTCTATCTGCAGCAGTTCCATCTGTGCTATCTAAAATTACAACTACATTCATCCAAGCAGAAGGGTCTCTAAATACTCTATTGGTTTCACGCTTCATGGCAACACTACCACTAGTTACAGTTTGAATTAAAAGTCTATCATTTTCAAACCAAACTTTAAAATAATTACTTGCATCAGTTTCTCTTGCGTAAATAACTTGTTCTGTTCCAGCTGCACTCATTTTTAACCAAACAGATAAAGTTCCTTTAGTATTAGTGCCAGCACTATTGGCTGATTGATCTCTACTCATTGCTGCACTATCACCATCATTAAACATACATGAGTTGTCTACATTATAGCCAGTAACTTTAGTTTCATTTGCTCCAAGAATAAGAGGCATATTAAGATCCTAATTCTGGGAACTCTCCTAATGGTCTTTCTATTACAACTGGATCCCCTTCATCAGCTGTATTTACATAAGCGTATAAAGTTTCAAGAGCTGGTGTATCACTAGCATTTGTAATTGCTGTTTCCATAGCTGCTTGTTTAGAACGAATTCCATTTCTCCATGTTGTAATATTACTAGGTATTGCCGTTGATTTTTCAGTTTTACGTGTTACGTACCAATCAGTTTCTGATAATAGTTGATTAGCTTGTGCCTTAACATTTCTAATTAAAATTGTTTTTAAACCTTCAGCTTTAACTTCACCTTCAGTGCCTAAACCATCTGTTTCATCTTGAGCAGTATATAAAGTATCAGCATGAGCTTTAGCTGTAGCATCCCCATACGAGCCAGTGACTTTACCGCTTCCAAATGAATATGTTATATTAGTATTAATATACCACTTTTCATCTTTAAATTTAGAAATATCCATTTCTACTTCGTAAATACCAATTGCTTCCCTTTCAGATTTAGTCCATAAAGTAAATATAGCTTTTGGATATTGATTATCTCCAATAGTAATACCTCTGTTACCACTTAAGAATTTTGTTATTGATCCATCTTCTACTAATGCAAACATAATATTAACTTAGCGTTAATGCTAAATTCCTCCCTACCTCGAGCCATTTGCTCCCGTTATAACGGAAGACGAATAAATCTCCAAGGTTAGCTGTTGTTGTTAACGTTGGGGCTGTGTCACTAGCGAATTCATACGCAGCGTTCCATGTCATAGTCCTGCTCCCTGTCCCGTCTTGAATAATTAATAATGAAATAAAAGCACCTGCAACTCCACCAGAGGCTTCACCAATTGTTCTATTTCCTGCTATAGTTATTTTAGCAACAGGTTGTGTTATTGCATTCCAAGAAGGAGTTGCTCCATCTGTAAGTGTTGCTTCTGCATTATAAGCAGCAGCACTAAATATTGCTGCACCTGAATTTGACATATCTAATGTTAATGAAGTAACTGCTGATCCACCATCATCACCTTTAAATATAATATCTTTATCTTGCACACCTGCAGTTACTACAGCGTCGCTAGAACTATTTGTAAATGATAATATTGTTGTGCCACCATCTTTAATATTAACATCAGCACCGTCAGCGTCTAAATTAATATCAGCAGCAGCGTCAACAGTTAAGTTATTTGCAGATATAGTTAAATCTGTGCCATCACCTTCAATTTTTTCTGAATCTCCACCAAAAACTATTCCAACATTATTTGGAATATGCACATCTGATGTAGCTGTTAAATTAATTTTAGCTCCTGAAGTAATAGTTAAATCTGTACTATCTCCTTCAATTTTTTCACCACTACCAAAAGTAACTCCAACGTTTGCTGGAATAACTACATCCGCTACTGCTGTTAAATTAATGTTATTTCCTGCAATAGTTAAATCTGTTCCATCTCCTTCAATCTTTTCGCCATCATTACCAAAAGTTAAACCAACATTAGCTGGAATGTTGATATCTGTTGAGGCTGTTAAATGTAAATCATTAGATGAGTTTACTGTTAAATCAGTTCCATCTCCTGTAATTTTTTCTCCAGCATCGCCAAATCTTACAAAAGAATCATTACCTAAAATAATATCGTGATTAAAAGTAGCAGAACCAGCATCACTACCATCAAGTGTAAGCATCGTAATATCAGAACTGTTGTCAGTTCCTTTAAATATAACATCTGAATCATTTGCTGCTGCATCAATTGTAATATTACCTGATGAAGTTGTAAGACTAACTGCTCCATCCCCAGCTGAAATATCATCTGCCGCTACACCAACACCACTTTGAAAATATGTTTTTAATGTTGTGACATTAGTCATTCTCATCGTGCCAGCGTCATTTACAAGTAAACCATCTCCATCTGCAACTGCTGTAGTACCTCTTGCAGTGCCACCATCTATTAAATTAATTTCTGCTGCTGTTGCACTAACTGCTGTGCTTCCTAATGTAAATTGTCCATCAGGTACAATAAGTCCTGCTGCTCCACCTAATATTAAATCATCAGCTGAAGTGTCCCATAACATATATGCACTTGCTGTATCTCCAAATAATTTTACATCATACCCTTGGTCATCTGCTCCAACTGTAAATGTTGCATCTAACTGTACTGCGCCATCTATATCAACAGCATCTAAATTTGTTGTTCCATCTATGTCTGCGTTACCAGATATATCTAATGTAGCTGCGTCTAGCTCACCTGATAAAGTAATATTAGTAGCACCAGTAATTGCACCATCCATTGCAATAGCACCATTAATATCAATTGTTGTTGCAGCAATTTGTATTTCTGTGTCTGCTACTAAATCTAATTGACCATCTGTAGATGAATTAATATATAAACCAGTATCTCTAAAAAGAAGTTTATTAGTACTATTTAAAGTTAACCCTGTACCATCTGTGTGAGTTAAAGTCGTATCTGAATCTGCACCAAAACTTAATACAGCAGAATCACTTAAGAGTTTAACATCATCACCGAATACAGCATCTTTTGCTATAGATAATCCACCATCCGTTTGTAAGGACCCATCTGTTGTAGATGTTGCTTCAGTTGTATCATCTGTTTT